TCCGTAATAAGTATTCATGGTAGAGTAGAGATGCTCAGCGTCCTTGGTTTCGAGGTATTGAACATCAAATTCCCCGACCCATGAACCACTACCAACAGTAATGGAGTTCATACATGGACAAAAGCCCATGTAGACAGGATCGTTGAGATCTACTGTTTGATCGATATTGAAGATCAGTTGGTAGGTACCGCTAGTGTAACCAAGAGTAGTACCCACTTTCTTCCCATCCTCAACATGTCCTCCCCACACAACATAAGTGACGCCACAACCCTTGAGTCCAGCTCGAACAGAGGAATGGAATCCAACGGGTTGTATACACGCACCAGCGGTATTAGCAGTAGTGGCATAATTGGCTGTAACATAATACCACCCAGTCTGCTTAAAGGTAAGCCACAAGTCGCCTGAGCTATCTCTCTTGCGACTAGCATTCCAAGTATAGCCCATCATCTTGGAAGTCCACCACTCAACATAAAGTGAAGTGGTGTTGGCATCCCAAATGGAGGTAGTGGAGCTCACAGAAACATGCCCCGAAGGATCCTCCACTGGCGCCATAGTTGGTATCTTGAGAGTAACATCATAGTCGGTCCATAACTCACCTAGAGCGACCGAGTCATTGGAGCTGTTGTCCGCTTCAACGTACACTTGCAAACGCACAGGGTCATACGTCTTCACATCCCCACTGGTTATATCACCCGTCCTAACATAGTGGGACTTGAACACCTGCAACATCTTCTTAGGATCAACCGTCATAGTACAAGGAGACCACAAAGAAGATCGCACAGCTCCAGTTTTGGCAAGCAACCACTGCTTGTCAACCACATCTTCACCACCATTGCCACCTTGGGATCCTAAAGTAGCCTTAGAGGCGGCAGTGTCATATTGAGGAATGAGAGCTACCATGCCCGGCGTGGAAGTGGGACACGCAGGAACATAGGTGAACTTCAACATGTGAAATACAAAGGCTTCAAACGGACGGGCGAGATGGGCCAACCATGGAGCGAAGGGCAATCCAGCATTCACCGCAATGTCTG